ACTGATTTGAATACAAATTATAGAAAAGAAAGTTTTGATGTAAATAATTGGTTAAACTCTTCATACAAACCTACTCCAACGATCGTTGAAGCTGCACAAGCTTTATATGCAAACCATTCTGTTGAGGATATTTCAAGACATGGAGCAGAGGCGATAAATCTAACGTTAACAAAGAATGCAGTCGAAAAAATTATTAAAGATAGTAAAAGCACATGAATTTTTTCTTTCTTTTGGACAGATTGGAGGTGATTAATATTTCAGAGTTACATGATAAATTAGAAAAAATAAGTGGTGCTACAAAAGTCTTAATAGTTGGTAAACAGATAGATGCCATAGGAAAAATGATAAGTGCAATGGCAGAAGCTCAAATACAAAATGAACTTGAACAAAAATATAAAGACTTAGGCATACAGGTACAAGAAGATCCAGTTACAAAGCTTCTTGAAACAATTAATGAAATGCATTTTGGTGATAATTTTCCTATTGAATGCCTTGAACCTCCAAAACAAGATATATCTACTCTTAAGAAGAGAATAAAGTATTGTAAGAATCCTATGGAGAAAAAGAAATTAGAGCAGGAATTAAATGCTTTATATAAGGAGCATAAAAGAAATAGGAGAACTGTATTATGAAGCTGATTAACAAATATGCAAATTCAAGATATTCAAAAATGAATGAATATTATTGTGGAATCACAACAGAATTGGACAAGCTTGCTGGACTTGATCCTAATGGACACTGGAAACATTATGTGCTTTGTGATTATGAGGATGGTTGTTTTCCTATCAGAATTCCAGGTGGAACACTTGGAAGTATTGAATATGACGAGAATAGTGTTATTACTAAAATTCATGTTTGTACTGATTATGTTGTAAAAACTTATCCTGATGATGTAAATGAACAGCTTCAGAAATTCGTTGGTCAGAAGATAGAAATGGGAGAATAACTATATGGCAGACAGACAAACCAAAACTATACAGTGGACAATAAATCTTCCAATGGACTTTCCTTCGGATTGGGATGATGACATGATTGAATTTCATCTTAATGAATCAAGCTGGTGTTGTAGTAATCTCATTAGTAAACTTGAAAAATACGATGAGAAAAATGGCTGTATCTGTGGAATATGTGAAGCAAAAGTCGCTGATAAGATAGGAGAATAACATATGGGACAGTTAATTGATAAAACAGTATTACGAAAAGAATTATCTAAGCTGCCATCTGAAATGGGATTTGTAAGGAAGTCTGATGTGATGCAGATTCTTGGTAGTCAGAAATGTGCTTACAATATAAAAGAAGAGAAGAATAAAACTCTTGATGAAGTTCTAAAGGCTTGTGACATTGAATGTGGACTTTATAGTGGTGATGTTAAAAATCTTACAAGACATGTTTTGATGAGAGTATTAGATAGATTGAGAGAATAATAGATAGGAGATGAAAAATATGGATAATTTAACACGCAGAGAAGAAGTAAATCTTCATAAAGCAATTCAAAAATCATTTCCTAAAATTCTTATTAAGGATCTCACAGAACATGAAAGAATTTGTCCTGTCTGCAATGGTTTTGGAATGAGAATTGCAGACAATGTTTATGGGATCGAAGGTGATAACTCTGAAGCTGGCAGACGAGAACTCTTCCCCTATAAGCATCAAGCACTTTCGTTTTGCCAGAGTTGTTTTAATGGAGTACAGAGGTTATGTCCTTATTGTGGACAGCCTTATAAAAATCAGGCTTATTTATATTGCGACTGTGAAGGACAAAAGAAAGCTGACGAAGAAGAGAGAATAAAGAAGTGGAATGAGAAAGTAGCAAATGCAGTAGCTGTTGATGAAAAAGATGTAGATACAATGCTGTACTGTGAAGAGTTTGATGAGTATTATGCTACTGTTGATGATTTCTTTGACGATTATGCAGCAAATTACATGGATGAAGAATTATACATAAGACCTGAGAGATTATGGGTATGTAGTGTAGAAAAGATTCATATTGATGCTGACAGTGTAGTTGATAATGCTTGTGAAGATCTGCATGAAGATGCTTATGAACAGTGTGATATTTGTAGTTTGCAAGATATATTGGATGATTGGTGTAAGGATCAGGTAGGAACTACTACATATTATCCTTGTTTTAAGCAGTATGTAAAGATTGATTGGGGTAAATATGAAGATTATAGCAGGTAATTATTTCGGTAAAAATATTCAGTTTGTGTGTAGATGCTGCAACTGTGTATATGAAGTTGAATCAAAGGACGATTGGAATGTTCAAATAGTATTTCCTAACTATTGTAGTTTTAAATATAAAGTTCCTGAATATGAAGTAGTTTGCCCTAACTGTGGTTATAGAGAGTATCTTGGTTGTGACCAAGATGACTTAATAGGAACTGAATCTGAAAACTTACACTGCCCTTGGATTCCATTGTTAAAGAAGAGAGAAGATTGGAATAAACGATATAGAGTTGAGCCAATAAGAGAACAAGTAATTGTGAGGTGAGTAGATGAGAGCATATAAATGTGATGTTTGTGGTAAGTATTGTGAAGACTGTTATGAAATTAAAGACGATACGTTTGATATCTTTCTATCAGACTTCGTTGATAGAGGATATCATGATAAGAAAAAGGTGGAAGTACGAGATTTGTGTTCTGAATGTTATGTAGATATTAAAAATTATATTCATAACAAAGTATTCAATAGATTTAAGGAAGAGGAAGAATCGAAGTAAAGATTCGTTTCTTTTGAAAATTTTTACAGAGAATATAAGAACAGGAGGTAAAATTAAATGCATTATTGCGTTCATTTACTCACAAAAGAATTACCAAGTGAGAATAAAATTGCAGCAATTATGAAGCCATACAATTCAGAACTTATATATGGCTCAGATGAAGAAGACAAGCAGATTGATTATCCAGTTTTTACATGGGATTACTATCAAATCGGTGGCAGGTACAAGGCTGAATTAAAACTAAAAGTAGATGAAGAAGGATCTGCAAATAGAGAATATTATAATTGGGGCTATTATGACAGACAAGATAGAAACGGCAGATTATTTTTGTCAAGTCTTTTATCAACATTAAAAGAGAATATTACACCTAAATGGATGTACCATGAGGAAGATTGGTTTATGAATATGGGTTTTGGCGATGGATATATTCTTGTTGATGGAGCAAAACAAAGCGATGTTTTAAATATTAACAAGCTTGGATGTTACATATGTATTCTTCCTGACGGTTCAGCTATTGCAAGAGATTCATGGAATGGTAAAGATATTATCAAAGATGAAAAATTCGATGAAAAATATAAACAGGCTATAACAGATAATATGGATGGATTTATTACAGTGCTTGATATTCATGATTAAGAAGAATTATCGGTTTCCTTGGGAGGTGAAATAAATGACTTGTAAGTATCCAATAACTAGCAGAAGTTATAAATTTTGTTTAGGCTGTAGCGATATAGATTGTTGTGAAGATGCAGTTACTTCTAATATACCTATGCCAGAAGTTCAGCCACCAAAGAATGTTATTCCGTCTGCATCAGAAGCAAATAAAATGACAAACAATGCAATTGATAGTTACACTACACAGCAATTAGCAGAGTTATCAAAATTGATTAGAGATGCAATTGCAGATGGCAAATTTTCAATCAGTGAAGATGGCTGTTTAAAACCTGAAACACGAAAGAAATTAGAGGAACTTGGTTATAAAGTTGAAACTGGTACTCAGTACAATGAACCATATTACAGTATTAGTTGGAGAGAAACGAAATGAGGTGTTACATATCGGAAATTTAGTAGAAGAGATGAAAAAATATGATGATGTAGATGAACAGACATTGTGGTGGATAAATAAGGCACTTTCATATTCTGGGTATCCAAGTCATGTAGGAAAACAAAAAATAAAAGAACATATAAAGGAGATTGAAACGATGGAGAATAATAAAGTAAGACAGTTTATTGATTTACTTGTCAATGAAGAAGAAACAATTGAAAATGCAGCAAAGGTATCTGGAATTGGTGATATGAAATTAGTTGATGTTTTAAAAACTATTTCAGAGATGGAATTTGAAAGTATTAAGGCTTTTTCAAGTGCTGTTGCTGGTATGAATAGTATGAAGGAAGCTATTCATACAGTTAAGGATTTGGATGATGCATTAGTAGAGCTAAAGAAATCTTCTGAAAAGTAGAGAATATATAACTGTAAACAAAATGTAAATTGTGAATCTAGGAGGTGTATATGTTAAAGACTTTTGATGAGTTATCTGACGAGGAAAGTTTGTGTAAATATTGTTCAGCAACCGATTATGGGGAACATAAATCGTGCATTACACCAAATGGATATTATTGGTGCGAAGGTGCGCATTGTGAAGATGCTTACAGAGAATATTTAGATGATAACGAAACAAGTGAAAATGTTGTGAAATATGCAAGTAAAGTAATACTTACGAATAAGGAGGATATTGATGAGTACACCACTAAAATTTGAATTCGATTTTGAAGAGGTGTTTGAAGGAATTAAACAAGGTGTTATTAGAGAATTGGAAGAAATGAATTTTGATGCTGCAAAAGATAATGCTATCAATCAGATAAAGAGTGAAATTAAATCAAAGATAGAACTTACATACAGTGACGAAAGAGAATTAAAAGACGAGATAAAAAATGAAATCAAGGAAAGAGTTTATGATTCGATTATCAAAGAAGTCGGTGATAAATACGCTGATAAATTTAATGATTATGTAGAAAATCAGTTATCTAAAAATCCAGAACGTCTCAGTTCATTACAGAATATTATTAAATGCGAAGTGAGCGAGAATCTATATGAAAATTTGTATAGTTCTATAAGAAATGAAGTAATTGGACAGGTTAAGGATGCAACAACACAATTATGTAATTTAATTGGTAACAATTCTGTCAAGGTTAAAGACTCTAATAAGACTATTAGCAAAGAAGAGTATGAGGATTTACTTGATAGAGATAGAAAATTAAGTGCATTAGAAGCAGGTGGAGTTGATAACTGGGAGTGGTATGGAGAATCACTAGCTCAGTATTATAACGAAGAATAGCACAAGAATTTTCGATTTCTTTTGGAGAATATTAAAATGGAGGTAATAATATGAAGGTACTTGGAAGCTTTGTAGATTGTGTTTATGAGTCACATCTATATAAAGAAGATATGAAAAATATTAGAGAAAAACTTATAAGCAGTTTGTCAAGTAAAAGAATCTGTGAAATGGCAAGTGTACTTATAATCGACACAAAATATGATGCGTATGTTGTGAAAATACGAAGACCTGAACTGAATAGCAGTGGATGTGTTGATATAAAAAAGACTCATAAGAAAATTTACGAAACTGATTTTATCGAAATTTCAAAAAGAGATTATGAAGGATTAGATTGGAGAGAAGCTGCCAAGAAAACAGATGAATTAATGAAGTCAGGATTGTTTGTTATTTTCAAAACAGATATTGATGTATGAGAATGTCAATTACAAAATTAATTCAAATAATTTAATTAAAATATCAAGGAGGCATAAAATTATGTGGTGTGTATTTATTATTTTAGGAATCGTAGTAGAGGTATTAAAAGCAAATGCAATTTTAGTAATTCCAACAATTGTTGAGTATATTTTGTTTGGTATTAGTGGATTGCTTCTTGTATTTAAATTTATTGTTTATTGTTCTACAAATCGTCAGATGAAGAATATGACCAAAAATTTTAATGATAGATTCAATAATAGATTTAATGGCATGTTTTAAACCCAAGTAAACTGACATTTCTTGACCAGATTGAATACGAGGAGAAATAAAATGTGTTCTGATACAGTAACTACTTTGTTAAGCATATTTGTAATATTGAGTATATTATTTGCAGGTTTTTATATAGCCTACAAAGCGGATATCGAAAATATATATATTCTCAATTCTATAAAGAATTTTGTTATTGATTTATTTAAAGATAGAAATATTTTAGGTAAATTTCTTTCAAGTGTTGTACTTTTATTATCTATTCCAGGCATGTTATTTATGATTCTTTTAGTAATAGCGGATGTACTCATAAAGTTATTTATAAAAATATGGAAGTTAGGAAATAGATAAAACTTTATATAAATAAGAGAATATATAGATGGAGGTGAAAATGTGAATTATATAGAGTTCTTAAAATTTTCAAAGAGTGGTAAGGAAAAACAGAAAAACAAAAATATAATATATCCAGACAGCATATCAGAAAAATATTCACTGCTTGGAGATGATATTAGAAAACTTAATGATTTGGATTCTTTTGCAGATTATGTTGAATTTTGTATGAAGAGTGATCCTATTTTTGATTTATTTATTACATATGGTCATATAAGCAAGGACGTTAAAACTTATAAGGATATGACAGATGGAATAATGAATCACTTTATAACTTTTGTGTGGAAAGTCTTTTATATCCCATTAACGAATTGTTTTTATGAAGAGAAAATAAAAGAATGTGTAAAACATGGTATTGATGGTGATATTCAAATTCTCATCTAAGTAAACAAACTCTTAGCGATTCAGCTAACAATTTCCAATATAAATGAAAATCGAATGGAGAATAAACATATAAAGGAGAAGCTTATTTATGTCAGAAGAAGTAATTAAAATTTTAGACGCTCTTGCAGAAAAGTTTGGTTTTGCAATTGACTGGACTTCTGCAAATGTACTTCCATATTTACAGCAGTTATGTGGTAAGTATGTTACATATGAAATCGCAACAAGTGTTGTGTGGATATTAATTGGTATCTGTCTGTTATTTGTTGGAAAATATGCGATTGGAAAAACAAAATATTGTTGGGGAAAGTATAAGGAAGATTGGCATTCAGATTATGACTTTGGTGCTATTTGGCTTGGAATCTTAGCAGGATGCGTAATTGTTGGAGGAATTATTGTTATTTTATGTCAGACATTTGATATTGTTACATGCATTACATTTCCTGAAAAGATTATCATTGAAGAACTACAGTCAGTTTATTCGAGTTTGAAATAAATCACTGTTTCATTTGGATTTTGAGGAGGTGAGAAATGGATACACAGCTATGTAAAGCAAAGAGCATTAGTAGCGGTCAATGGGTTTGTGGATATTATGTAAAAGGTTTAGATATGTATGGTAAAGAAATTCATATAATATTTGAACCAGCAACAGTATTCTATTCTCATGGTGAAACCGATGGTTTTGAAGAAGTAGATCCAAAGACATTGTGTAGATGTACTGGTAGTCATGATAAAAATGGCAAGTTAATCTTTGAAAACGACATTCTAAACGGAGAATTATATAATGTAGTATCTTATGGAAATGGTGAGAATGAATTTCTCGGAATGAATGTTGGTTGGTATGTTCAGAGAGATAACTTTGAATCATGGTGTGAGTTAAATGATTTGGAAATGTATGAAATAACAGGAAATATCTTAGATAATATCTAATCAGTCTTGAACAATTCAGTTCAAAAATTCCAAAAATCAAAACTGAATAGTGAATATTTGTATGGGTGGTTAAACAGCATACCCTTGGGCTTTTACGCTCAAAAATCACTGTTGAAGATAGATTTTTACATAAATTTATTTTCTGTGTTCCGTCCATTTGGGCGTTTAGATAGATTGTTTTATTAACAATATTTATATAAATTTTTAATTTTAAGGAGGACAAGTAATTTGGCAAAGACAAAGGAAAGAAAAGCATTAAAAAAAGGTAAGGCAGCATTCAATCTTATTGGTCGTGTAAAAGTAACAGACAAGACATTCAATCTTGACAATAGTTATGATTCTGGTTGGACAGATAACAGTATGTATGTAGGTGTTGATTGTGGAAACGGCAATACAGTATATGCAGAGATGAGAAGTGGTTTCTTCCCTGATAAGGATAATGTAATTCGTGCTTACAGTAAGGATGAGAAAGACGATGCAGGAAAGAGCAAGTCAGTAGAGATTGCGTGGGAGGATCGTCTTGATGAGTCTCTGTATGATAGCATTTCAGATTCTTCATTCTTAACAGTTGGTGTTGAAAAAGATGTAAAGGATAAGACTGTATATAAGAAGTTCCTCACAGCTTATGATGCAGTAGAGTATCTAAATGAGCATCTTGAGGACGGAATGATTGTAAATGTAAAGGGTACAATCGGTTACAGCGAGTATGAAGGTAATGTTTCTACAAAGAAAGAAATTACATCTATTGTACTTTCAAAAATTGACGATGAGGCAGATTTCAAGGCTACATTCTCACAGACAATTCTTGTTGATTCAAAGAGCATTGGCAAGAAGAATGATGATAAGGGTACTATGGAACTGGTAGCATACGTTATTGACTATGTTGGAAAACCTAAGATTGACGGAGAGAAGATTGAAGTTAAGAAGAATGTCACATACCCTAAGACATTTGAAGTTGCTATCAATGAGAATCCAGAGATTACAGCTAAGATGCTTCAGAGATTTTTTAAGCCTAAGAAGGGTAAAATTACTGAGATTACAGTTACAGGTAATTTAGTAGAGGGTGGCTCTACTGTGAATATTACAGAAGATGATATTCCTGATGATATTAAAGAACTTATTGAAATGGGACTGTATTCAGAAGAAGAAGCAGAGAAGAAGATTGCAGTAGGTAATGGCAATCGTGAGAGAAGAATGATTATTGTAAAGCCTGACATTACATATGTGGGAACTGGTGACGATAGAAAGCCTACTGTAGCATTTGAAGATGGTAAATATGATGAAGACGACCTTTATTTCTACGAGCAAGCATTACTTGATGCTGGTGCAGAACCAAGTTCAGATGATGATACAGATTCAGAGAATGAGGAAACTTCGTCAGAAGATGATGACCTTCTTGCAATGCTTGAAGGCATGAACTAAAAAAAATACGCTTGCCCTGTTTAATACAGGGTGAGCATTTTATCAAAAGAATATATACATTTTAGGAGGACAAAA